CGAGTGCACTGTTCTTCGACCTTACGGTGCGGGACCCAGACGACATCAAGTACTGGCTGGAAGCTACGGTTATTCCGTACAGCGAGTTCAAGGCCCGTGTCGAGCAAGGGCGGTACAAGAGCCCCAACATTGAAGATGTTCAACCTGACCGTTACCCCAAGTGGCTTACGTCAAGCAGCTCATCCAATGGCTCGGACACCCGCGATGCTTTCCGGTGGGTAACCATCTGGGAGTACTACGATCGCGAACGTGGCATTGTGCAACACTACAGCAAGCAAGCCAACGCTGTGCTGTTCGAAGACAAGATCGACTACACACCGTACTCGATGTTCAGCCTGAACCACTCTGCGGTAGACTGCTCCGGTCTTAGTGAAGTCCAGTTGGTTTTGAACCAACAGCAGACCGTTAACGACTTGCTGACTCATATGAAGCAAATCGTATACCTGCAGGTTCCTCGCATTCTGTACGATGCAGGCATGCTCACCGAAGAGGACTTGAACAAAGCTGTTGAAGCCTCTGCTGGTTCTTTCGTAGGTGTAACCCCTCAGAACAGTGAAACCATCCGCAACCTGGGCGCTTTGTTCTACCAGTTGCCGATGCCTGAAACGCCTGCAGGTGTGGTCGAGTTCGTCAACCGTCAAGAATCTGATGCAGCATTCATCTCTGCACTGGCTGAAGCAGCACGGGGCCAGGTAACTGGTGCACGGACTGCTACTGAAATGGCGATCATCGATGCTCAGATGCGTACACGCTTGGCGACTCGCGAGGGTCACGTCAACGATGCGCTTGAAGACGTAGCGAAGAAATCGTTCTTCTTGTGCAAGAAGTACATGCAGAAAGAAAAGATGGTACGTATCGCTGGTGACCGTAAGTGGGCTGAAGTCAACCTGAAGTTGCTACGTGATGTGGATGTCGAGTTCGAGACTGTGTCATACAACCCAATCCGTCAGAACCCAAGTGTCCTTGCCGAGACCATGATGCAGATGCTTCCGTTCTTGGCTGGCGACCCCAACATCGACAGTCGCCGCTTGGTGGAAGAAGTCATCTCTGGCTTGGGTATGCCTGCACGCATCCTGATGCCTGAAGAAGACGTGATGGCTGCACAACAAGCACAAGCGATGGCTGCACAACAGCAATCTTTGGGTGGTGCGGCTGCAGGTGAACCTGCTCTGATTGCAGGTGCGGTGGAGCAGATTTCGCAACAAGAGGAAGACATTGCTGCAGCTTCTGCAGATGAAGCTTTTGCCGCAGGTGGTGGTGCCCCCGTCCGTGAAGGTGCGGAAGCATAATGGCACTTTCTCGACGTGACGCAGCTCGTAAGGCGATGCTTCTCAAGAAGCACAACCTTGCGGGTGTGAACAAACCAAAGCGTACACCTGATCACCCAACCAAGAGCCACATCGTGTTGGCTCAGGAGGGTGATAAGATCAAGCTTATTCGCTTTGGCGAACAGGGTGCCAAGACTGCAGGGAAACCGAAGTCTGGGGAGTCTGAGCGCATGAAGAAAAAGCGCAAGAGCTTTAAGTCACGTCACGCCAAGAATATTGCTAAAGGTAAGATGAGCGCAGCCTACTGGGCTGACAAGGTGAAATGGTAATGGCTAAGAAACCCAGCGAAAAAACCATGAAGACTCTGCGTAAAAAAGCAAAGGAGTCAGGTAAGTCACTCAGCACATTGGTAAAGGTGCACAAGCGTGGGCAAGGCGCATACTTGGCTTCGGGTTCCCGTAACGTCCCTATGGCCGCTTGGGCAATGGGTCGTGTCAACAGCTTCATTCGCGGGTCGAAGAAGCACGACAAGGACTTGAGGTAATCCATGGCCAAACGCACACAGCCCTACAAGTTTGGCGTACCTGCCAGGTATCTCGCTGGCGCTAAGAATCCCCGCGCCAAAGCAAAAGAGATGAAACGTACTGCAAAAGCGTATAAGGAAGGCCGGAACATTGACATCAAGAAAGTTATCAAGTCTCGTGTCAAACAGGGGAAGAAATAATGGCCAAAGACAAAGCAGTCAGTAAGAAGATTAAAAAGCTAATGGATGAAGGTAAGTCACAACAACAAGCAGTCGCCATTGCGCTCAGTATGGAGCGTGAGGGCAAGCTGGGTCCCAAAGGCGGCTACAAGAAATGAGTTGGTTGATCAATAACTTGGATTGCAACGGCTGTGACTTCTTTGAAGAAGAAGTGATGTATCGCCGTAGTGAAGGTGTACCTGACTGCCCAGAGTGCGGTAGCACCCGGCAGATGAGCTTCCGGGGCCTCCGGTATGCAGTACACGGTGAAAGCTACGGGTCCTTCGGTGCAGTAGACTTTGGTATCCTCGGTAAAGCCGAAACCAAAGAACAGTACGATCGGTGCATCAGCGTCATCAAAGAAAGATTCCCGAATCACCACGTAAACATCGAGCATGACACCGATGCGCAACGCACTGCACGTTCAGAAGAACGTCAACACAACACTTATTTAGAGCGCAAAGCGCGTGGGTACGATAGTCAAACTCTTAAGGAAAAGCGGGCAGAAGCTACCGCTAAAAAAGCAGAGCGACCTAAATCAGGAGGGAAAAGTGCTGGTGGGAGTACCCAATGACATCGAACTTGTGGAACACGCCCAGTTTTTGGCAGAACAGAACCAGCGTGACTTACGACTCGTTCTGGTCCATGGACGACGAGACAGTACATCCTACGAAGATGTCAAAACGAAAGAACGTCGTATACTACCTAACAAGTACATTCGAGCAATTGGCCCAGAAGCTACGTTCGAGTTGGTCTCGATTGACCCAGAATCCTTAACCCCTACAAACTCTTAATCGAGGAACTATCATGCCCAAGAACCCTGAAACTGGTGAAGAACTTCCATACGAAGGTCAGCCTGGATACGAAGAAGCCAAAAAACAATTCCCTGAAGTCTACGCCGCTGAAGAAGGTGCAGAGATGGCAGGTGATGAAGGTCCAGAAGATGCCGCTATTCCCGAAGATGGAATCGTACCTGACCGGGACATCAAGCCTCTGATGGATAAGATTGACGAGATCACCGACAAGGGTGCCGAAGCCGCGTTTGGTGAGGGCGAAGAAGCTGGCGAAGAAGCCGCTGAAGAAGCCATGGATGTCGGTCCTATGGTGGAGATGCTGGGCATGTCTGAGGATCGCGCCAAGGAACTGATGGCTGCTGCCCAAGAAATCCCACGCTTTGCTGAAATGTCTGCAGAAGATTTGGCCAAGGCTATCACGGAAGACTTCCAAGTTCTTATGGAGCTGGAGCGTGTTGCTGCCATGAAGACTACAGGTGATATGCCTGAAGAAGCTGCAGAAGCTGCACCTATGGAACCTGCGCCTGAGATGGCATAACCCTTGGAGAGACACCCATGTTTAATGAAGATAACGAAACTGTTGAAGCCGTAGACACGGGAGAGTCTACTGAAGCTGTTGCAGACGTGGAAGTCGCAGATGCGGCTCCAGTAGAAGCGGCTGAAACAGTGGAGGCTGCAGAAACAGTTGAGCCTGTAGAAGTTGCCGAAGAAACAACCGAAGTCGCCAGCGATGTTGATACTGTAATCGACTGGAACGGTGAGATTGACTCGCTTAAGAAAGACGAGTGGTTCTTGGCGCTGGACGACAAGTTGCAGAACGCTGTGCTCGAAGGCTTGAACACCAAGTACTCGAACTGGCAACGCGGCTACACCGACAAGTTCCAAGAGATTAGTACTCGTCGTAAGGCTCTGGACGCTAAGGAACAGGACGTTCGGCAACAAGAGCAACGTGTACAGAAGTGGTTGCATGGTGACATCGACCCTCTTGAAGAGAAGCAAAAAGAGATTGACGAGCTTAAGGCAATGCACCGTTCGGCGATCGACACACTTAAGAGCGAGTTTGCAGATGCCACGGAAAAAGCCAGTAACAGCAGTCAAAGCGAACTACAGCAAATCGTTCAAGAGCGGGAAAATCTTCGCCAGCAAATCGAACAGTTCGAAGCCCAGGCTAAAGCAGCGGAAGAAGCTGAGATCGCTCAGGCTGTTCAGGAGTTCGACACTTGGGTGAAGGACTCTTCGCCTGACATTCACACGAATGACGATGCGTTTAAGCTCCTGTGCGAGTTGTGCGCTGCGCACGTGGATCCGAAGGAAGCCCTGGACATGGTGAACTTTAAGTTCAAGTTTGGTGAGCACGCTCCACAAGCAGAGCCTGAGCCAGAGCCAGAGCCTGTACCTGAAGCTATCGACATGATGAACATGGGCACCAGCGCCAGCGGCACACAAGCGGCTGAAGCACGTGACTTTGCGTCAATCATGAAGAACCTGCGTAACCAAGCTCAAGCGGACTACGAGGCAGAGCTGAAGGCAGTAGACAAGTAAGGTATACAGACGTACTTCCCCACCCCCGAGGGGGGCCCGCCAGAGAGACACCCAGATCTGACGGACCCCGCACCGTATGACAGGAACGACGACGGGATGACTGCTCAGGAGAACAACAGTCACACGGTGCTCGGGGAGAGAAGACCCAAGTATTCCAAGGGTCAGGTACAATGTATACTCTACAGTTAGGCCTGCAGGTCAACCGGTAGTGTATGCAATCTGTAGCCGTTAGATATCTTCGATACCTGGCGGCTCAGGCGACAGTTCGCTCAATTGCATGTCTACAAAGACAAGAGCTGCGTAGAAATCCAGCAGGTCTTCTTGGTAGATCGGTTGTTTGTTTTCCAGTGCCATCAGTAGATTACGCACTGCTTCCAGCGCCAACATCGGTGTGAGCGATTCGGCGGCCATGATGAGGTCCTTCATTCTTTCCTACTTAGGCCCAAGAGCCCCTTGCGATAACGGCTTTAGCGCACGCCTCACCTAAGAATCTACCACGATGTACCGTTTCGTCTTCATCAAACTGTACCACTACGTCACCATACTGCCCGTGTGTCGCTTGTGCGCCTAAGTTTAGCAACAGGTGAAACATCGCCCCAGCTGTTGATGCATCGAGTAGATCAGGTACCAACCACTCGGACATGTTTCGCACGCTCATGCCTTCCCGGAAGCGTGTCTTGTAATGACTATCGATTCCTTTGCTACGTGGTTTGTAGATGCCCAACATACCTGGGATCCATACAAAACCGTCTAAGTTTCGCGCAAGCTCTGACAACTCCAACAAATTAACTACTTCTTTTTCAGTCACCCGAAATCTCCGACAATAAGATCGTATGTAGGCCCGTGCCCTATGCACCGACCCGCAACATCATGTCTCTTTGAGTTTACGGGATCGACACCAGTTATGACAAGCATCATCTCTGGTGGCGTAAGGCGTTTTCCGTCTTCGCGCCAAATACTTACTGTTGGGTCATCGAAGATTTCAAGCCACTCGTCTAAGTCTT